GACGATTGCCGTGGCTACCAACGGCATCCTTTCCGCTGCCGCTGCCGCTGGCTCTGGAGCCGGTGCTGGTCTTCTGACTGTACCGTCCGGCGTTACTGGCCTTGCCCGTTTCACCATCATGTTCTCTAGTGCCACAGCATACGTTTTCACACGTACCGCTTAATTAGGGGCCTGTGATTTGATTAAGGGAAAGGGCCATGAGTAATAGTAATATTTACTCGGCTTCGGCCACTACAACCGCACAGGTTGTCAGTGGTCGGAGTCGCTTGGTTGGCGTCTACTTTGTATCTACCGCGACTGCTGCAACGCTGACTTTTAAAAGTGGCGGAGCCAGTGGCACTACGAACCTGACGCTGACGTCTCCCGCAGTCGCGGGGTCTGAGTACATCCCCATCAATGACATGGGGGTGCTATTTGAAGACGGTATCCATGTGACGTTTAGTGGAGCTGGGGTATCTACGGTCACCCTATTCTTCTATGGCGGCAAGGCGTCATGATGGGTATGGCAGAGCTTTGGTCAGCCGGTTTGACAGTAGTCTTTACTCTGTCGGGGTTCGTGCTCCGTGAAAAGTTTGGCGAGCTTTCCAGGCTAAGTATTCTCTTGAATAAAACACGAGAGGAAATGGCCAGGGACATGGTCACGCGGGCCGAGATCAGTAAAATTATGGAACATATTGACAGCAGGTTTAACAAGCTGGAAGAGAAGATTGACCGTCTGATTTCCGCTCATTAAAGGATATAAACATGGCTAAGGCTGATTTGAAAAAGCTTTTTAAGGGCAAAGAGACTAAAGGCGAAGAGCTGAAAGAAGCTAAAGCCATTAAGTCGGGCAAGATTTCCCCTATGCAATATGCCATGGGCGAAAAGATGGAAGAGACGAAGATGAAAAAGGGCGGTGCAGCCAAAAAAGCTCCGGTTTATGGCCGCGCCATGATGCGTGTTACTGCAGATACCAAGGGTCGTGCCTTGGGTAAGGGGAAATAATCATGGCTGGACGTGGAATGGGTGCCGCGGTTCGTGGTGGTGGTTGCGTGATGAGCGGCGAAACGCCCAAAGTCGACTACAACTACGACTCGATGAAGGGCGATGAAACCGTCAAGGTTGGTACGACTAAGATGGCTAAAGGCGGCATGGTCAAAAAAGGCAAGATGAAGGCCTACAAAAAAGGCGGCATGTGCTAAATGGCCACCTCGGGCACGACTGACTTTGATCTGTCGATTGATGAGCTGATCGAAGAAGCATTTGAGCGATGCGGCATGAGGCCCACCAGTGGGTATCAGCTGACGACGGCACGCCGCTCGCTCAACTTGGTGTTTCTTGATTGGGCTAACCGCGGGTTGAACCTGTGGACCATCGAGCAAAAAGAGATTCAGTTGGCCCAAGGGGATCGGGTTCTCAATTTGGATCCGGATACGGTCAATGTGTTGGGTGCGGTGATCCGGGATTTGACCACGACACCGTACAACGACATCATCATTCAGCGCATCAGCCGCCAGGAGTACTTGGACATTCCCAACAAGGATTTCCAGTCTCGCCCATCTGAATTGTACGTACAACGTCAGAACATCCCGCAGATTTATCTGTACCCGGTAACGCCCAACAGCAACTACAAGTTGGTGTATTACCGGATTCGTCGGATTCAAGATGCTGGGGCGTACACCAATACGTCTGATGTCAACTGGCGCTTTTTGCCTTGCCTTGCCTCTGGGCTTGCGTATTTCCTGTCCTTGAAGTTTGCCCCAGACCGGATTGGCGCGTTGAAGAACATCTACGAAGAGGACTTCCAACGTGCGGCAAACGAGGACAGGGATACGGCCAGCACATACTTTGTGCCGCAGATAGCGACGATTTAAAATGGTCTACGCGGCAGGTAAATATGCCTTAGCCCTATGCGACTATTGCGGTCAGCGGTATAGGCTGACCCAGCTTCGCATCAATTGGCGCGGTTTTAAGGTTTGCCCGGACGATTACGAGCCAAAAGAGCCGCAAATCCAGCCATTGAAGTATCATGGCGATGCGATTGCACTTGATGGGCCGCGTCCAGATCGTAGGGAGCCATTGTCCGTGTTTGTTGGTGCTCCAGGCTTCTCAGCCTTCCAAAGTTTCGGGACGGCGCGTAATACAAATGATATGCGGCCGTACATTCCTGGTCCTGCGTTGATCTCGCGGGTCGTGGTCGGTTCTGTGACGGTGACAACAACATGACCTACGACGAACTGGTCACAAACATCCGGAACTACACTCAAGTAGGTGTAGAAGAATTTACTGCGCCTGTCCTTAACACGTTCATCACGTTTGCGGAAAACCGCATCATGCGTGAGATTGACCTGGACGTGTTTAAAAAAGAAATGACAGGCAACATGACTTCAGGGAATCGGTTTTTGACAGCTCCTACGGACCTGTTGACTCACAGGTACATGCTGCTCAAAAGTTATGTAGGCAATACCCAGGTTTTCTTGGACTTTCGGGATACTTCTTTCATGAAGGAGTATTGGAAAGACCAAACGGTGACTGGCACGCCAAAATACTTTGGTGTTTGGGATCAGAATACGTTCTATGTGGCTCCGACGCCCAACCAAAACTACATTGTGGAGTTGGGTTTTATTTACCGTCCAGAACAATTGTCGTCAACCAATACCACGACCTGGATCAGCACGAACGCTCCAGAAGCTTTGTTCTACGCTTGCATGATCCAGGCGTACAGCTACTTGAAGGGGCCTGCGGACATGCAGGCGTACTTTGAGAATAGTTACAAGCAGGCGGTCAGTGGCCTGGGTGTTGAGCAGCAGGGCCGCCGCCGCCGCGATGAGTACCGCGATGGCATGATGCGGATCCCGCTTAAATCTGATTCACCGGGTCCGTAATGGCATTTACCGGCAATTACATTTGCACCAGTTTTAAGGTGCAGCTTTTGAAAGGCGTGCATAACTTCACGCCTGGGACGGGCAACACGTTCAAGCTGGCGTTGTACAACCAGAATGCCACGTTTGATGCTTCCACGACTGCGTATACGTCAACCAACGAAATAGCCGCCTCTGGCACATACACCACTGGCGGAGTAGCGTTGACCCCGTACACCCCAACGTCTGCCAATACAACCGCTTATGTCGACTTTGTAGACCTTTCGTTGACAGGCGTAACCATCACGACGTTTGGGGCATTGATTTACAATAGCTCTGCCGCAGGCAACCCCGCGGTTTGTGTTTTGGATTTTGGCGGGCAGCGAACCACCACTCCTGGCGGAGTCCTAAACATCGTTTTCCCAACAGACGACGTCACGTCTGCACTTATTCGGGTGTTTTAAATACTATGTTAGTTAACACAATTCACGGCGAAATGGACGATTCTCTTCTGGTCAAAAAAGAAGGATCGTTAGATAATGATATTGAGTCCACCACTTGGGTTGAGTACTGGCTCGATGATGTGCTGGTGCATCGTTCTGTTCACGTCACTCTTAAAACTTCTCCGCTTTCGGCTCTGGAAGCCGCTTCGATAGGATAAATCATGGCTAATTCTCAATCGATGGTCACTAGCTTTCTTGGCAAGGTCTTGACTGGAACTCACAATTTTGGGGTTGCTCCTGTCCGAGCAACTACTGCTGCTGATACGTTTAGGGCTGCCCTGCTATTGGCGAGTGGCACGTTTAACGCTAACTCTGCAAACTACACCGGCACGGTTGGATCGGTGACCATGTCGGGCGAAGTTAGCGGTACAAACTACACCGCGGGTGGGGTGGTAATTACTAACCTTGATGTACCTGCGTCACAGAATTCCTCTCCTACCGCTGGAGTTGGTTATTGGACCCCTTCTAGTTCGGTTATTTATTCCAACGTCACGCTGTCGACATCGTTTGATGCAGTGATGATTTACAACGTCACTCAGGGTTCAGCAGGTGCTTACCCCGCTGTCAGCATCCACACGTTTGGTGCTCAGACCATTACGGCTGGAAACTTTACGTTGACTATGCCTGGTAACACGACATCGACCGCGTTGATTCGGTTGTCTACCACGTAAGGTAAAATGTGGCTCTCGGCTGGGGCGATAATAGCTGGAGCGAGAACGGTTGGGGAGGCACCCTCTCAGGTACTGGGACGGTTGCAAGCGGTTATGTTGGCACGGCAGGTGTTGATGTAACCGTAGCCCTGACCGGGGTAGATGCGTCTGGGTCTCTTTATAACGTCCTTCCAAATCTAAGCGGCGTAGTCGCTTCAGGTGTTGCCGGAACGCTGATTGCCGGGACTGGCCCAGTCCTGGATGGGGACGAAGCCCTCGCATCTGTGGGCGTTTTGGCCCTTGAGCAAGCACTTGCTCTTACTTCAGCAAGTGCGTCTGGGCAAACCGGCAACGTCAGTTCCGGTGGAATAACTGTTGCCCTTACGGGCGCGTCCGCGAGGGGCCAGGTTGGCCTTCTTGTTGCCAACATTGACACAGTAGTTGCGCTTCCTTGGAGTGAGGGAGGCTGGGGCTCGTATGGCTGGGGCGGAAATATACCGTTTGGCGTTGAA